TTGCGCAAGCAGTTGTCACAGCGACTGCGATAGTGCTTGACTCCGTCTTTGACGTAGTTCACAGCACAAGATTTTTGATTACAGGCCTGGCACACGGGTCTTTGCATGCGGTATTTATGGTGGACCTTTGCCAAAGGGCAACGTAGAACGGCGATTTTGGAAGATATCTATAAATATTGATATCTTGAAAAGGAATTGACCATGGCTCTAGTATCACCAGGCGTAGAAGTAACAGTAATTGACGAAAGTCAATATATCCCTTCTGCTGTCAACACAGTACCTTATTTTCTCATCGCCACAGCACAGAACAAAATCAGTGCTAGTGGAATCGGTGTAGCTCCAGGTACCTTAGCAGCAAATGCTAACAAAACATATCTCATCACCAGTCAGCGTGATTTGGCTGCCACTTTTGGCGTGCCATTCTTCTATCAGACCACTGCTGGTACACCTATCAACGGTTACGAACTCAACGAATACGGTTTGCTTGCTGCATATAGTTCATTGGGCATTACCAATCGTGCTTATGTTCAGCGTGTGGACATTGATTTGTCAGAACTTACTGCTAGCTTGAGTCGTCCTACTGGTAACGCAGAATCTGGCAGCTACTGGCTAGATGCCGCAAATAGTGTCTGGGGTATCCAGGAATGGAACCAAACCACTGCAACATTTACAGTAAAAACACCGCTGATAATTACCGAAGACACAGATGTAGTCAACGCAGGCAGCGGAAACTATGCCCCATTGCAAAGCATTGGTAGTATTGGCGACTACGCAGTAGTTGAACAAGCTGTTGATATTCCAATCTATTACAAAAATACCAGCAACCAATGGGTGCAGTTGGGAACCAATGCCTGGAAAGACAGCTGGCCTACAGTGACCGGTACTGGTACCCCAACTTCTCTGGTCAACGGCTATGACCTCTTCATCAACGACAGTTTGGTTGCTGTGGGATTCAACGGAACCGCAGCCACAGTAGCTGGATATGCGCAGGCCATCAACGACACCAACATCACTGGTGTTTCGGCTGGTGTCAGCAGCGGTAAGTTGGTTATATATGCGGATTCTACCGCAGCCAACGATGGTTCAACACTGAGCAACAACGGTTTGATTACCATTGATGCAGGTCCTAACAACGGATCTGTGTTGCTAGCTAGCCTTGGACTTTTAACTGGTGAGTATGCAGCACCAACTTATTTGCCTGCATACAGCTATCAGGCTCCTCGTTGGAGAAGCACAGATACAAGTCCACGCCCTACTGGTTCTATCTGGAATAACATGAGCCCAGCAAACAATGGATTAAACATTGTTATGCGGGTGTACAATGCTGCACTGGGAACGTTTGTTGCACAAACAACTCCAGCATATGGGAATTTCGCAACAGCAACTTATGGTCTTGATCCAGCAGGCGGCGGAAAAAATATTCCTGTTGGCACAACTTACATTCAATGGAATAATAATCAGCTCAATACTGGTGGTATAATATCAGCTGCCTTTACCATATTCAAACGATATGCACTAGGAGCCACAGTAGTCACATCCAGCATCAACGATGCAGTTTTTAGCATTGGCAACAGTTTCCAGATTAGAGTAACCGAAGCAGGATCAGACGCCTTTGCTGGTCCGTACCTTGTAACATTAGCTGGAACAACACCTACAGATTTTGTTACTGCGGTCAGTGCGGCTAATGCTCCTTACACAAGTGCTTCTATCAACAGTGATGGATATATTGTGTTTACCCATTCCCAGGGCGGAACAATTAGTCTAACTGACGTTTCTGGAACACCAGTTGCGTTGGCTGGTTTTACTGCAAGTACCCCATTGTGTCGAGCATCAGGTACATTTGCCAATACATTAGTATTATCTAACTGGGTAGCTTCTCCACTGTTTACATACACCGCCAGCACCACAGCACCGGACCAAGATCCAGCAGATGGACGCCTGTGGTACTATAGCACCGTAAGCGAAGCTGACATCATGATTCAAAACAACGGTGCCTGGACAGGATATCGAAACGTCACTAACGACGTTCGCGGTTTTAACCTCAGCTTGACTAACGTTGCAGGTCCTATTGTTGCTGCTACAGCACCAACTACACAGACAGATGCCAACACAAGCCCATTGCAACTTGGCGATTTGTGGATTGATACCAGCGACTTAGAAAATTATCCTAAACTGTATCGTTGGGAACCACTAAATGGCGTGAGCCAATGGGTGGCAGTTGATACATCAGATCAGGTTAGTGAGAATGGTATCTTGTTTGCCGATGCACGTTGGAGTTCAACAGGTACTGTAGATCCCATAGCTGATCCTGTACCATCCATTGTATCATTGAATACTGGAACTGGTGCAAACTATTTGGATCTTGATGCTCCTAATCCAGCTCTATATCCTCAAGGTATGTTGTTGTTTAACACTCGTCGCAGTGGCTACAATGTCAAGCGTTTTGCATTAGACTATTTTAATACTGAAAGCACCGACTACAGTGTTGATGCCTATTCTGCAACAACCGTGTATGTCTACAATGACTTTGTGGTCTACAACGGCATCATCTATGTGTGCAAGCTTGCACCTCCAAGTGTGGGAACCGCACCTACCAACACAACCTATTGGTCTGTGATTGATACCAACACCTGGGTAACTGCCAGTGGCAACAAAGACAACGGATCGATGTGGTCAGGACGTCAGGCTCAACGCCAAATGGTAGTTGAAGCACTGAAGAGTGGTATTGACACCAGCAGTGCTGCACGTGAAGAACAAAGCTTGTACAGCTTGATTGCTACACCTGCTTATCCTGAACTGATGCCTAACATGATTGCACTCAGCAACGAGCGTAACAACACCTTGTTTGTGGTAGGCGACACACCAATGCGTCTGCCATCTACAGGAACAGATCTTGCTGCATGGGCTACCAATAACAACGGTCTAGGTTTGCCAACAGAAGATGGTTTGGTTTCTGCTAGCCAGTACATGGCCACATTCTATCCAAGTTGCCAGACCACAGACTTGTCAGGTAACCCAGTGGTCACAGCACCAAGTCACATGATGATGAGAACAATCATCCGCAGTGACAGTGTAAGCTATCCATGGCTAGCACCTGCTGGTACACGTCGCGGTGTTGTGGACAACGCCACAGCAATTGGTTACATTGATTCTACCACAGGTGAGTTTATTCAAATCAACGTGGGACAAGGTATTAGAGATGTGCTGTATGAAAACGACATCAACCCAATTACCTTTATTCCAGGCGTGGGCATTACCAACTTTGGTAACAAGACCACAACCAGCATTACCAGTGCACTGGATCGTATCAACGTATCACGTTTGGTTGCGTTCTTGCGTGGACGCTTGGAAGAGATTGGCAAGTTGTACTTGTTTGAACCCAACGACGAAATTACTCGTAACGAGATCAGTAACACCGTCAACAGTTTGATGATTGACTTGATTTCTAAGCGAGCAATCTACGACTACTTGGTAGTGTGTGACTTGAGCAACAACACACCTGCACGTATTGATCGTAACGAGCTGTGGGTAGACGTTGCCATCGAACCAGTGAAAGCAGTGGAGTTTATCTACATTCCATTGCGCATCAAGAACACTGGTGAGATCTCTGGAGCAGCAGCCTAATAAACTGGGGGGTTAATTTTTAACCCCCCAGTTAAGGTAAATAAAGACATAGGAGATATAAAAAATGGCAGTTTCATCATTACAGAGAATGACAGTACCGTTGGCCAGCGATCAGAGTTCAAGTACTCAAGGTTTGCTGATGCCCAAACTCAAATATCGCTTCCGCGTGATGTTTGAAAATTTCGGAGTGTCAACCCCTCGTACAGAATTAACCAAACAAGTGATGAGTTTTGCTCGTCCCAACTTGAGCTTTGAAGAAATCACATTGCCTATCTACAACTCAACACTGAAGTTGGCAGGCAAGCATACCTGGGCAGATACCACTTGTGAAATCCGAGACGACGCCTCGGGACAAGTCAGTCGCTTGGTTGGTGAGCAGATACAAAAGCAAATGGACTTCTTGGAAATGGCTTCAGCAAGTTCTGGTATCGATTACAAGTTCTTGACTCGTTTCGAAATCCTAGACGGCGGCAACGGAGCCGAACAGCCTAACGTGCTAGAGACCTGGGAATTGTATGGTTGCTATCTCAAGAGCGCTGATTATGG